GTCGCGGAGCGTCGACCCATCCTCGGCGACCATCCCCCCCGGGCCCCTTTCGGTGGATAGGACCCCGGCTCGCTTTAGCATCGGCGGCGGCAACCGTACCGTTTAGTTTCGTATTCTATTTGCCGGATGACGCCGGTCGATAGGCCAGCCATCAGCATCGACATCGGTGCTGTAACCATGCAGCTCGATCAATTGCTTGGTGATGTTGTGGTGTGCAGCACAGAGGCTTTGCAGCGTACCGAACCAAAAGGCTCGCTGGTTTTGCTTATGCGGCACAACGTGGTCGGCAACCGTAGCCGGAACAACGATGCCTTGCTGCAAGCACATTGCGCAAAGCGGATGCTCGCGCAATTGATGGCGCGCACGTTTGCGCCAACGCTGCCAGCCATACCAAGGCACGCGTTCGCTCACATGTGCACCTCAAAATAAAACGTCGGCCCACCGGCCAGCGAGCCATGAGCCGACGCTCTGCTTTGCGCCGAAAGTTGGGGGACAACGTTTTGCGAAAGCACCGCTTTCCAGGCAAAGCTTCGCCCCAAAAACGGTACGCGCGAAGGATCAAACCAAAAACCCCACATCGTCAAGATGTTGTGGTGTCATAGACCCTGTTCCGAGGTGTCATAGCGGGCACGAAACCACGGAAAAGCTTGACGAATAGCGGGCAACATCGCCGACACTAAAAAATTATCGTGCGACACCAGATGTCGGATAATTAAACGCTGCAAACCTTGCTCGGCGGCCCAAAACGGCATTGCTGATTCGCCATTGGCATTGCGTTCCTGACGATAAACCCGATAGGCGGCGTTAAACGCTGCCAGCTCACCTCGGGCCTTGAGCGCAGCGAGCGCCTGACTAAGGCGCTCGCTCGCTGCATGGGCGCGCTCTATGGCGCGACCATGCGGCGTCAGCGTTAAACCTTCCGCACGCGCGAGGCTTTCGATATGAGCAACAACACCAGCAAGCGGGCGAGCGGTGCCGTGTTCGATCAGTATGTCGCTGATGTTGCCGGATATGTCGTTGATAAAGCTCGATGCCTCGTCCTTGCTGTCGTCAAACCATGCGAGCCATGAGATCGTCAGGCTTGGCCAACGCCGGATCAGGAAAGCTTTGGTTTTGCGCGGATCATGAGCAAAACCTACACGAACCGGCACGCCGTCGACCGTAGCGATGTAGATCGCGATGGCCTCGACCGCCGACAGATAGCGGACCACGTCATCGTCGAGGTCGGTGATCATTCAGCACCCTACAAACGCAAGCGAAAAACCGGCGGCGTTTGTAGATACCATCAGAACACCGTCACGCGGTCGACGATCAGCCCATTGGCGATCCAATCGCACAATTGCCAGTTTAGCTTTTGCCATTGCTCGACGTTGCCGGTGTAGCGGCGGCGCGCCATTTCGCGGGCAAGATCGCCGTCGAACGATGCAACCCGGGCACAGACATTGACGATCAGCACGTGGTGTTCATCGTGCAGATACGTCATCGGCCACCACATGGCTTTTTCCATCTCGCTGATCTCGCGCGCGGTTGGCAGTATGCGGGTACGGTTTTGCTCGCGCTGCATACTTTCCAGCTCACCGCCACCGACCAGCGCCAATAGATCGTGCCACTCCAGCTTATAGCGGGGCCACGTTGCGCCAAACCGGCGCGGGTATGGTGGATGCCACGTCGTGCGGTTTAAAACGCGCCACGCCTCGATTAAACAGGTTTGCACGTGCGGGCCGTTCCACGTTGCGGGCACATATCGCGGCGGCGGCACATCGTCGAGCGGGTGCCACTCGTCGATCACCTCGGTGCCGTTGAACAGCTTGGCCATGTTGTCGGCCTCTGCGGTGGCCGTGTAGTTTTTCACGTGAAACCTACGTCAGAGTCACTAACCTATTTTTTGCTTCACGCTTTTTTGTCTGGTGGCCCCTTAGCAATTGGCACGACCTTTGCGCTTAAGTAATCTTTCTTTGTAGATGTAGGTTGCATTGCTGCTGCATCGCGTAAGCGTTTGATTTCATTATGTAGGGCCCACCTAGTATTGGCCTTTAATTCTGAAAGTTTCACCAAACTTTGGGCATTCCTGACCTCGTCGTCGGCGCGCTCGTTGCGCAGATGCCCGGCGTGAACGTAGATTTTGCCAAGTTCCAACAACCGCGCCTTGAGCCGCCGCCAGCGGCGAGCGTTGCAGCACAGCTCGCCACAGATCACGCGGGAATCATCCTCAAGCGCGCCGTCGTGTATGTAGATCAGCTCTAGAATCGTGTTGTAAGCGCCGCGTTCCTCAAGCGTCAGCTTGCGCATCCCCACCAAGGCCGCACGCGGATCGCGCTTGTACCAGCGGAGGCGGCCCATTCACGCCGCTCCAAAAAGATCGCTTTGTTTCTGAAAATGCACGGACGGCGGCGAATCTGGCGGCGGCAATTCTTGCGCCTTGACGAGGCCAACAGCAAAACCGAGAAGTTTGCGACGGATCGTCAACGGCCCATGAGGATCATTCACCCAATACCGAACAAAGCCGCTCCACATGCTGCCCGGGAAAATATCAGAACAAACAAAATCGTAATCCCACAACATCACATGGAACGATTGTACATCATTTTTAGTATTGATTTTGCGGTCAATGCCGACGTTGTGCCTACACAAACAGGCACAATGACAGCCGCCCTTGATGGCGTTTTGATAAAGCACAAGCTGGCCGGTGTCGGCTTGTAGCCAGTGCGACACCGACGATGACAGCTCGCAAAACAAGATTTTGCCGTTAGCATCCACCGCCATGTCGATGTCGCTCGGCGTGATCCGCCGAACCAAACCGCCATCCCACGCCGAATGATCGAGCATCTTGCCTTGGGCATAGGCTGCAGGCGAATGAATATCGCCGCTCATGGCTGCGGCCCAAACGGAAACACGATAAATCCAACACCAGCAAACACCGACAGAAAACGGTCGAGGCTTTTGCCGTAATAGAAAAACGCTTGGCCTTGCGTGGGCGCGGCGACCGCGCCATCGGGCTCATAAAATTTGATGCGGCCTCGGGTAAAACAGATTCCATTCGCGACCGCCGCCGCCTCATGAAACCATGCCGTGTCTGTGTAATTGTGCGTTAGCAGAATCGCCGAGCTGACGCGCCCGGCCTCACATTCCGCCACCAGCTTGGCAACGAAATTAGCGATATGCGGCTGCGCGTAAGGCGGGTTGAGCCAAACCGCGCCGTGCCATTCGTGTTGCAATCCGTCGTCCGCCTTGGTGAAATACTTGGCCGCCTTCACCACCTCTTGCGCCCTATCGCTCGACGCCGGATCGAGATCGATGCCGCCCATCACCTCGCGCGCCATGTCGAGATATTGCGGCGGTGTAAACCATTCGTTTTCGCCGGTGCCGGTAGTGCCGCGCACGTTATCGGCGGCGGCTAGGCAAGCCGCGCGGTATTCTGCACCAAGCAACAGCTCGCGGAATTTTTCGATTTGTTTCAGCCGCTTTTTCAGATCGGCGACGCGCTGTTGCGCCATGCCGGTAAGGTCCTCGGCCTTGGACACCGAAAGAAAACCGGGAACGCGGTTTTCTTTTTTCCTCGCCTCACCTTGGGATCGAATGTTGCCGCCCCACCACGCCACAAACGCCTGTTGTTCCTCGATCTTGGCGTCGATGGCCTTTTCGAGCGCGGGCCAATCCTTGATGCGCTTGGCTTCCTTGATGCCGTAGTCGAGCGCCGCCACCGTCAGCCGGTGCCGCTCGGGATCGAATTTAACGAGCCGCTTATTGCCGGGTTTGATTGGTGTGAGCTTGTTCACTGTGCGCCACCTCGTCATCGTCCGGGGCCTCGTTGCCCCATGATTCCCATCCCTCGCGGCGGTGGCGCGCGTTGAGTGTTGGAAGCGTCATTTCGGCACCGGATAAAACGGTTTGTCCCAAATCTCGGAAAACAGCGGCCCGTGATCGGCGGGCTTGTCTTTTAGCTTCTCTTTCATGCTTTGCCGGGCGCGCTCGTCGGGCCCACTCAAAGCCAACCCCATGCGGCGCTCGATGTCGGCGCAGTATTCCGGCTCACGCTCGATCAGCACGGCGCGGCAACCCTCGCGCCATGCCGCCTCGCCGGTGGTGCCGGTGCCCGCAAACGGATCGAGGACAAGCCCGCCGCGCGGCGCCACCAGCCGCACCAGCCATTGCATCAGGTCGAGCGGCTTGACGGTCGGATGCTTGGAGCCGAGCCGGTCATCGGCGTCGGCCTTGGCTGTGTAGAAGAAGCGGGCGGCGGAACCGCCAGCATCGCTAACACCGGCTTGCGCTATCGGTGCCTTGCCAGTGAAATATTCGTCCTTTGACACGTTATGACGAACGTGGCCCGATGTTGGCGCGATTTCAGGAAACGCCGCCACCACTTCATCGCTTCCGTCATGGATGATGTTGGCGGGCCAGCGGCCATTGGGCTTCAATTCTTGAACGGTCTTGTAGCGCCCGGCTTGTCTGATGATCCGACCGCCCGGCTCAGCTTGCGGTGCCATTTCTCGGCATTCTTCCGAATGCTCAACCCGGCATCCATCAATGTTCAGCGCGCCCGTGCCATGCGCCAGCACGTTCTCGGCGACGGTGCCGATCAGCGGCTTGCGCGCCAACACAATCGGTTCCCATGCGGGCTTGAGCGCGGTGCCCCAACCGGCCCAATCACGGGCGGCATCGGTGGCGGGGGCTGTTATTGGTGATGGTCCGGCAAAGGCACCGTAGGTTCCCACATCTTTGCCTGTTCTATTAATAACAGTAATTAATTCCCGCTCAGCCCCCGCCGCCCGATCAATCCCCTTGCTCACGTCATGCGATTTCGGGAAGCCTGAGCCGTACAACCAGCCGATCTGATCGCGTATCTCGAACCCCGCGTCCTCAATCGCACACGCCATGCGGTGATAGGTCCGCGTGCCACCGAACGCGATTAGGTGAGCGCCGGGCTTGAGAACGCGAAACACCTCGGCCCACAGCTCGGCGCGAAACGCAATGTCGCCGCCATCCCATTGCTTGCCCATGAAGCCGCGCGACAAGCGGCCATAGGCAGGGATCGGATGGTTAGCGGCAAACAGCTCATGCTCTAGCGTCGCATTGGCAAAGCGTCTGACGATTGAGGTGAGGTGATAGGGCGGGTCGGTGACACAGGAATCCACGCTGTCGCCCGTAATGCCCGCCAGGACATTGAGGCAATCGCCAGGATGCAACATCACGCGGCCATCGAGGAACGCGGCCATTCACTTGCCCCGCACCGCCATGTCATAGGCCGGAACGCTCGGCGTTCGGCCAGGAGGATTGCAGCACCGCTCGAAATGGTAGCCGCAATAGGACGAGCCGAACCGGGTCGGCTGGCCACAGAATTGATACGGCGCGGCGCTCTGGTCGTCGCTCGGATAGCGGCAATCGCCGGGCTCAAGCTCGGCGAGCCACAGCCCTAGGAATGGTTTCGGTTTGTTTGGCACCTCGTCGACCTCGATATGTATGCCAACCGCCGCCGGTTGTTTCGGCGGGCGGCGGCGCTTATGAAATGTTGGCGGCGTGCTTGCCGGTTTGCCGGGCTTACCCCGATGCAACAGCCCAAGACGGTAAAGCTTCCCCATGACCGTTGAGCGTGACAGCCCTTCCGATACACCAATTTCCGACGCCGATCTGTTCTCTACCGTCCATAACCGGATCACCTTGTTGATCAGCTCGATGGTCCAATCGGCCATGACGGACTCTCCTACAAACGCAGACATCAACGGCGGGTTTTCTTTCTGGCGGGCTTGCGCTGGCCGCCGTCGCGCTGCCCCCACAGCCGCGACGGCGGCGGCGCAAAGCCGCGCTGCGCCAGATCGTCGATCATTTGCTTGTATTCTTTGGCGGGGAATTTCCGCTTGCGCCGCCAATTGCATACCGACGGCGCGCTGGCCCGGTGCCGCGCCATCACCTCGTCGTCGCCGCCGAGCGCGGCAATTATGTTGTTGACGGTGGTGAGATCGGGCTTGTGCGAATCAGCCATGCCCCGAACTTTGCGACCGGGTTACATGAGAATCAAGCATCCAATTACATGAAAACCCGCTATTCAATTTTGTTGCGTTTCGGCAAAATTTAATTTGAAAGGCTGGTCAGTTCTGGCCTACCTTTTGTTCCCTGACGGGTCGCCACGCCCGCCACAAACTAGAGGCTATGCCACATGGCCCAAAACCCTGATCTGTCAAAGGCACCCGTGCCGACGCGGATGCGCGATCTGCGCGAAAAGCTCGGCTATGACCGCAAGATTGATTTTGCCCGTTTGCTCGGCGTCACCTTGGCGCGCTGGTCAAACATCGAACAAGGCTATCCGATCAGCCGGGATATGTGCGCCCGGCTGAAACGGTCGATCCCCGGCTTAACCCACGACTACATTCTTGACGGCGATACCAACGGGCTAAGCGAGGCGCTGCGGCTATTGCTGCGCGTTCCGCTAACGAACGGCACCTACGCGAAATTGCCGCTCGGGCGGGCTTTCGGCAAGCCGATAGAGCCCGAGCCGCCAGCAACCACGCGCAAACGCGGCACCACCTGATCCGGTGATTGGCGCTCGCCGCCGTCGTCGCCGCCCACCTCGGGCATGGGATGTACCAGTAAATATTTCGTGAGTGCGAGTGCCTCTAGCACCTCGCGCAGCGGGCGGCACAACCGGCCAAGCCCAACGCGCCATAACGAGCGTTCAATTTTTTTCAAGGTTGTAGTGGCAAATTCCAAGTTTGCGACGGCTTGAACTCGCCAACTTTTTTCGTCGTCGGTCAACAACTTGTGCACGATGGTACTCCCTTACATTCGCTGACCTCTATTAGTGGTTTGGATTCCCATTGAGCCGCGCCCGGCAATTTGTGCGGCCAAGGTCATAGTAAATTTGTTGTGGAAATTATCAATAACGAAATTTGAAATCGCGCGACACAGATACACGTCAGACTCACTGACGTTTCAAAAATTCTTTTCGACTCGACGTTACATGGAAAACCACTATCCTCTGATTCGCGGATGCCTGTTTTCTGTGTAGTGCCACCACATGCAACCGAACAACAACGTCATCGATCTGGCCACCGAACGCCGCGTGCGCGCGCAGCTCACCCGCGAGCGCGTCGTGATCATCCGCGACACCGACCGCGAAAACGCCAACCGCAATTATTATGCGATCTTCAGCTATAGCCGCGACGCCGTGCAAAGCGAGATCGACGGGCTGTTCGCCGAGGTCGAGTCGTTCGGCAACGGCTATGTCAATTTCGACATCCCGAGGCTCGATCCGTGTGGCGTGTATTACGCGCTCGGCGAGGTCGTGGTGCATCCAGACATCTATCCCGGCGGGCTGTCATGAAAACCGACAAGCGCGAAGCCAAGCTGCTAACCGAGATCGTCGACCGCGCCGAAAAGCTCGCTCGGCGTTTCAAGCAACCAACGGTGCGCGCCGCCATCGCCATCGATCTTGTGATGGCACACCGGATGCAGCCGCTCGATCTCGAGCTGTTGCTTAAGGCCGACGACGGGAATTTCGCGCACGACGTTTTCGGCATCATGCGCCACATCGACCGCAACAGCGGCGCGATGCGCGATTGTTTTGTCCCACGCTTTGCGAGGTTTCAACATGACCACGATGCCAGCTAAAAAAGCCGAACAACCGCCCGCCACCACGGTCGAGGATGTTCTGATCAAAGGCGATCTCAGCAAACTCACCGAGGCGCAGCGCAATGAATACTACATGCGGGTTTGCCAATCGCTCGGCCTCAACTATCTGACGCGCCCGTTCGATTATCTGATGTTGAACGGCAAACTCGTGTTGTACGCCAAGCGCGATTGCGCCGACCAGCTCCGCAAGATCAACGGCATTTCGGTCAAGATCATCAGCCGCGACGTGGCCGACGGCTTGCTGGTCGTGCATTCGCAAGCCGAGGACAAGACCGGGCGCACCGACGAGGATTTTGGCGTGGTGCCGTTCAAAAACGCGGGCAACGAATTTTCCGCAAACGCCATGATGAAAGCGGTGACCAAGGCTAAACGCCGCGTGACGCTGTCGATCTCGGGGCTCGGCTTTCTCGACGAAACCGAGATACCGGCAACAGGCGGGCCGCCGCCGACCGCGCTCATCAACGACGACCAGCGCAAAGCCCTGTTGAAGGTTGCCAAAGAGGTCGAGGCCGATCTGCCGCAATATCTCGAATACCTGTCAGTGCGATGGGAAATGGACATCGCCAAGCTCATCGACATTCCGGCCAGCCATTACGATGACGCGCTGGCACAACTTGAGCGCAAGCGCACGCCCGCCCACGATCCCGAAACCGGTGAGGTGACCGATGCCAATTCCTGACAAGATTCACGTCGACGCCGAGGGGCGGCGCTGTGAGGCGATCCGCGAGGCATTGCTGGCCGAGCATGGCGACGACCTCGACGAGGAAACGCTGGCCGACACCATCGAAGGCTTGAGCAACATGAACGAGTTGCTGGCCGCCATCGTGCGCGGTGCGCTCGACGATGCGGCGACGGTCGAGGCGATCAAGGTGCGCGTCAAGGATATGCAAACCCGGCTCGCCCGCTTTGAGGCACGCGCCGAGCGCCGCCGCCAGATCGTGCGCGATGCAATGGCCAACTATCACATCGGCAAGCTGACGCCGCCGGATTTCACGGCGTCGCTGCGCCCGGGTCAGCGGCACGTCGTCGTCACCGACGAATCGCTAATTCCACAAATTTTTTGGGAGCATATCCCGCGCCTGAAAAAACGTGACCTTGGTGAGGCGATGAAAGACGGCGCGGATGTCACCGGCGCGGCGCTGTCCAATCCAGAAATGGTTTTGAGCGTGAGGACAAAGTGATTCTAGCGGGGCCATCTTTTCCACGGCCAGCGGGCCGGTCGTGCACGAAAGATCACCTGCGGGGCCCCGCCGCCGATTCGGCTCGGCGATTTTGTACCGTTCAAGGTGATCGAGGCCCGCGCTATTTCGAGTTTGCAGAGCCCGCCCGTTCCTTTCATGTGGCACCAAAGGCGCGGGGCAGCCGGGTCGAGCAAGGGGCCCCCGGTCGTCGATGGCCGCTGCACCGTAGGCCGGGGCCCCACAATTTTGTGCGCGTTGTGTGTTGCGTTGAGTCCGGCGCGGGCTGTGGCACCTTGTTTTGTTGTTGCCGCAAGCCCGTGCCGTGTTGTCCTAACCTAAACCCGAGGAAGGAATAGACACCATGACAGACACCACCATCGATCCCATCGCCGAGCGCGCCATCCGCAACAAAATCGCCGACAAACTGGAAGCCGAAATAAAAGCTTCCCTCGAAAGCGACTCGCCAAGCGCGCAAGCGATGGCCGTTGCTGATCAGGTCATACATCGCGCCTCGGCAGCAATGAGCGACGTTCACGCGCACGCGATGGCCAGGATCGCCGGGATGCGCGAACAGCTCGACGACCTCGAAAACACCATTGTCGAGTCCAAGGAACGCGCCGAGCTGCATATGCAAAAATTCATGCGGCTGGTGACCGACGGCGAGGAAGCCGTCAGGCAAATGGAAATCGCCGTGGCGCGGATCAGCGACCAAGTTTTGACGCCGCACTAGGAGGCAACGCAATGACCAAGCACGTGAACATGATCCCGATGATCGAGCCACGCCCGCCCGGCGTGGCCCGGCTCGCCTCGTTCAAAGAGGCGTTGATCTATGGCCGCTTGGGCAAGACGCGCATCTATGAGCTGATTGCCCGGGGCAAGATCAGGGCGGTCAAGGACGGTCGCCGCACGCTGATCGATCTCGACACCATCGACGAATACCAGCGCACCTTGCCCGCCAAATGAACCGCGAGGCATAATGGCTAGTATGCGGATCAGCCACCAACTTTTGAGGATCGCAGAGGCGCGCGTTCGATTGATCTTGGACGAGCTGAACGACTGCCATCCCGACGATAGCGGGAGAAGAAACCGCCTCGCCGAGAGCTTGCAGGAGGCCGAGCGCAGTCTGCGACACCAGCGAAAAATGGTCGCGGCTGAGAGCAGCCGCTGACGTGTCGAAAGTGAACAATGCTTAAAAAGCTTCGCAAGATGTTCAAATCATCACCGGCAATCGGACGGTGGCTAAAGCGTTACCGTCTGAAACGCACTTTGAGATCGAGCGGCTGCGGGAACTGCTATCTATTCGCGCGAGAGGTCCATGACCGACCTCGTTGAGCGGCTGCGCTACGCGGCAGAGGTATGGGAAAACAATGTTCTGGTAACGCAGGCCGCCGACGAGATTGAGCGGCTGCGCGAGCGAGTTGCGGCATTGCAGGCATCGAGTGGCTATGAGGCCTCTATCGCACAGGTCGAGATCGAGCGGCTGCGCGCTCTACTGCAAGAGTTGATCGTAAATAAAGTGGGGATGTGAGTGGGGATGTTGAGGTTACCCCAAAACTTTCCTTTGTAATTTCAATAGGTTAAGTGCCAAGTTTGGAGGCGGGCGTGGCCTCCATTTTAACCGTTCGTTAACGTTCGCCACCTTCCGCCGACGTTCGCGACACCCTCCTAAACCCCATGTATTTGCTGGCGTTTTCGCTCCGTCACGGTTCGGTGACGTTCGCACGCGTTCGTGACCAGCCGCCGATAAAGTGGGGATGTGAGTGGGGATGTAAACGGCTATATAGAGGAAGGCCGAATCCTCGGGAATCGACCCGAATGAGGTTGAAGGCTCCGACCGGAATTGAACAGGACTTCCCATGAAAACCCATCTGACCGACACCGCGTGCCAAGCCGCCAAAACCAAAGGCGACAAGCTGACCAAGCTCAACGACGGCGGCGGGCTTTATCTGTACGTGTGGCCAACCGCCAAAGTTTGGTATTTCCGCTACAAGCATCCCAAGACGCTCAAGGACACCATCGCCGCAATCAAACCCTATCCGGCCATGAAGCTCGGCGAGGCGCGGATCGAGCGCGACCGGCTCAAGGCGCTCGTCGACGGCGGCCTCGATCCGCACACCGTCAAAGCCGACATCAGAAAGGACAAGGTGGCCAACGCCACCAAGACCTTTCAGGCGATGAGCGAGGCATGGTTTGAATCGGAAATGGTCAATTTCAAACCGCCGATGGCCCCGCGCACGCTGACCAAAAACCGCTTCCTGTTGAACCGGCTGCAAGCCGATCTCGGCGAGTATCTGGTGACCGAGCTGACCACCAAACACGTCTTTGCGATGGTCGCGGCGGTGCGCGCCGATCTCAGCCTCGACTATGCGGGCCGCGTCACGCGATTCACCTCGCGCATCCTGCAATGGTGCATCGCTCAAGACCTGATCAAGTATGACGTGGCGCAGCCGGTGCTTAAACAGCTCGCCACCACCAGCAAGCGGGTCGGCGACCGCAAACAAAACCGCCCGGCGGTGACGCGATCCGGCACCGACAAGCAAAAGCTCGGCAAGGTCGTCAAGCTGTGGCGCGACATCAACCGCTATAACGGCGTGTTCGGTCGCGAGGCGCTTAAGTTTACGGTGCTGACGATGGTACGGCCCGGCGAATGCACCAACGCCGAATGGTCCGAGGTCGATTGGGATGAGCGGGTTTGGGTCATCCCCGCCAACAAAATGAAAATGCGGCTGGAGCATCACGTGCCGCTGTCCGATCAGGCATTTGCCCTACTCAAGCGGATGCACAAGCTGACCGGCAAAGGCCGCTGGATATTCTCGGTCGATGGGGCCGAGCGCAAGCTGTTCGGTGGCACGGTCGATCAAGGCATGTCCGAGGTCGCGCTTAACAAGGCGCTGCGCTCGCTCGGCTATGACACCGCCGCCGAGCAATGCGCCCACGGGCTGCGCGCGGTCGCCTCGACCATGCTCAACAGCGAGGTGCGCGACGACGACAGCAAACGATGGCCGAGCGAGATCATCGAGCTGCAACTTGCCCACGTCGACAGCGACACCCGCGCCGACTACAACGATGCGGCGTTGCTCAAGACCCGCGCCAAGATGTTGCAGCATTGGGCCGACCGGCTCGACGGCATGGCGCGCCGTGGCGACGACGGCAGAGTCGTGGCGTTCAAGGCGGTGGCCTAATGAACGCCTTGAAAAAGATCGCGGCAATACTTGTTCTGTTCGTAGGGCCAGCATTCCCATGTGTCGGCGGTGCGGGCGACGGCACTGGTTTCGGTAGTTGGGTGTTGACCAAACACATCCAACTCGGTCCCGCGCCACCCCCGGGATATTCCGTTTCGACATCGGTCGTGAACGATGGGGCCGACAGCTGGCCGTTGCTGGCATTGTCTTGCAGAAATGGTGAATTCCAGGCGGTGCTGTTCCGTGAAAAGCCAAAACCAGACACGTTTATGATCAGCATCGATGGCAAAAAACCACGGACCTTCAATGCGTCAATTGAAGAACACTATTCGGGCGCTCTGGAAGCAAAAATAACTACGGCCGACCTTGATTGGTTTGCGGACAGCCAATCGAGCATTCGCATTGCGCTACCGGCGGCTCGGCGCGAGTTTGTTTTCAGCGTGAAGGAAACCCGCAAGGCGGTCGCGGTGCTGAAAGAGGCGTGCAAAATCCCATGACCCCGACAAGGTCAGCAATGCGGACACAAAAAAGGGCCCCGGCATGTTGCCGGGGCCTTTGCTTTTGTGTCGCACAGCCGACAAACCCAACACAAAAAAGAGGCCCCGGCATATTGACCGGGGCCTAAGTTTGGGCGTTAAAATTAAATGAACAACCGGCGAGGCTTGAGTGATCAGCGTCAAATTTCTACACCCCAACGCCACGTGGGACCATGTCGGGCTCATTCCGTCGTTTCTGATCGTAAGCGATCCGCGACCGGCTCATGAACAATTCGACGAGCGTTATGCGTTCGGCGGCGGCTGGAGTCCTATGCGGGGGTTCACCCGCGACCCGCGCACCAATGCGCTGAAATATCCCGGCGACCCGCCATTGCTTCCCATCGCGCGCATTCAATTTCGCGACGAGCTGATCTTGATCTACGATTGCTCCATCGTCGCGATCATTCAGAAAGACGGCACGTTCGCTGCGGCAAGGATGGATTGATGGCCACCAGAAACACGGAGTGGCGAATGCGCCGCCGCCGCCACGTCGACAAGCTGACCATCGACGCGCTCAAGCTGTCGCGCAGCATCATGCCGCTATTGGCTGGCCAAGACCCCGGCGTGGTCGGCGGCGCGCTCGCCGATCTGGTGGCGCTGTTGATCGCCGGGCACCATCCGAGCTTGCGCGACGAAATTCTAAAATTGCACATCGACACGGTGACCGCGCTGATCGAGCCGAGCGCCGAGGAAATTCTCAAGCGCCGGGGCAGCGTGCCCCCGGCATGGCGGAACCATTAACATGGGCTATTATTTCGTAACGAGCCCCTGTTGCGGTTGCGGTCGCATCTTTTCCTATAACCCGATCCGCGTGCCGAGCTATCGCGCGCCCGACGGCGACCGCAAACCGATCTGTCAGGTATGCGTCGACCGCGTCAACCCGAGGCGGATCGAGAACGGGCTCGCCGCGATTGAGATATTGCCCGGCGCTTATGAGCCTTGCGACGAAAGCGAGCTAGGTGACGACTAGATGCTTAAAACCTTGTCTGAAAAATTAGAGGCCGGTCGGTTGCGATCTGGCCGCTATGGCAGCGACAGCAATTTCGGACCCTACGGCATCTTTATTGTTCAAGGGCCGTGCGGCTGCGAACTAAGAATCATGGCCGCTGGCGGCGGTGAAACCGGATGGGAACACGTCTCTGTTTCCACTCCACGCCGCCCGCCTAATTGGCAGGAAATGTGCTTTGTCAAAAGACTATTTTGGCGGGCCGACGAAACGGTGATGCAATTGCATCCGCCCGAAAGCGAATACATCAACATCCATCCGCACTGTTTGCACCTATGGAAACCGACTAATGCGCCGATTCCAACGCCGCCAAGCGAACTAGTCGGCTAGGCGGCGCGCCGCCGCCGATAGCGAAGCCCGAGCAAGCCAAACAACGCCGCCAGCATCCCGGGCAGCCCGGCCCCGAGAATCGGCGCGGGCACAGCGAACGGTGTGGTTGTCAGGTCGCCGCCATAGCCCGCCGTGCCGCCACCTACGCCTGAGATGTCGAGGAAGTAATTGCCACCGGCCAGGATGGCGGTACCGGCCAGCACCTGACAGCCGGTCGGATCAGACGGACACGGCACCGCAAGCACCGGAAGGTTGACGGCAAAGTCATCGCCACCGCCGGGCAGACCATTCGGGCCGGAATTGAATAGCTGGCCGGTGAAGCCAGTGATGAAATCGCTAGCGGTCAGGAAATCATTGGTGGCACTGGCAATCGTAACAAACTGCGTCCCGACCAGATGGAATGTAAATTGATCGTCAAACGTGGTGCCAAGCACACTATTCGAGAAATGCCCGGTCGCACTGTTTGGGTTGTTGCCGAGGTCGGTGATGATCAGAGCATTGCCCGCCGTCGGGATTGCACACAGAGCAACAGCGAAAGCCATGAATAACGCGCGCCGCATATCGGTGGTCCTTTTGCTAGAGAAAATTACACGGCTATCGTATCAGGTTTTCCGCCCAACACATCGGCAATTGCGACGCAAATCTTGTGGAACTGTTGCTGATAGATCGCGGCATCGCCCGCGTTGTCGCAAAAACAGACCTCGATCAGGATCGCGGGCTCGTCGGTGTGGTTGAGAAAATACAACTCGGGGCGAGGCTTTGGCCCGCGATCCGTGAAGCCACATGCGGCGATGGCGCTCGATACCTCGGCGGCGAGATCGTGTTGCGTCACATAGCAAACCTCGACGCCGTGCGCCTTGCCATCGAACGCGTTGAAATGCACCGACACATCGAGATCGCGGTCGTGGCTGTCGTGCGCGGCGACAATGTTGTGAAGGTTGGTGCTTTGGTCGTGGCTGGTGTTGTCGTGAAACACGTCGACGACAACGCCGCGCGCGATCAGCTCGTCGGCCAGATGCTCGACCACGCGGCGGGCCTCGTCGACCTCGTCGATGATGCCGGAAGCGCCGCGCACATATTTGCCATGCCCCGAGCTGATGACAATGCGGTCATAGGTCATGGGCGCGCCTATCCACCGGCAACAAATGCCAGACCGCGCTCGGCCTCGGGCCTTGTCGGCAATCGCGAATGTCGGTCACCAATTTACTGATCAACTCCGATTGCGTTTTGTTGCGCTCGCTGGCGTTGGCGGCAACCTCGCCCAAGACATAGGCGGCGAAGCCGAGAAATCCGACGTTGACGACCAGCAACGCCAACGCCAACGGCGTCGACTTCATGGCGTCAATGGTGCCCGATGCAATCTTGCCGGTTGTTTCGATGGGGCTCATGTCATTTTTGCCTTGTTGACGAAATCGCCCAACGTTAGCGGCGGTTGGCCCTCGATGGCGCGCAAGCGGTTTTCGTGATCGTACAGCACCGAGGTTTCCGGCTGTGGTGCCGGTGGCACCGGCTCGGGCGGCACATAGGGATCGGGCACGCCGCCTGCCGCGAGCCATTGCTCATATTCGGCGCGGTCGCGGTTGGCCGGATCGTTGGGAATTGATGCGTGGTCTGCCGTGCGGATCACCATATCCGTATCGGTAAGTTGATAGTCGGCCATCACAGCCTCGCATCCGCTACGTCAACGCCGCCGGTCAGCGCCGTGTCCCCTGCCGCGTTGGATGCGAGATAATGTCGATAACCGTCCACCGTTGCATGATCGAGCCCTTGGGTCGTTGCGTTGGTCAGCGCGCCGCCCGTACTGGAAACGGTTGGTGCCGCCCGCATCTGTACAGGATGAAAAAACCAAGCGCCCACAGATGCCCCCGATCCAAACGCGGACTGAAGAATGTCAACGGATCGCTTGTGGTAGTAGCGCCTGCAACTCTGCAATTCCTGTTCGTAAGGCCGCATGATGAACGGCGTTGCGCTCGCCCCGCTTTCGAGCTTCACGCCGACGAGCGTTCCGCTATTGAACTCAATCGACATTACCGTGCCCGCCGTCTGCCCGGTAATCAGCAAAGGGCTGCCCGCATAAGAACCGGATGGCGTCAGCGTGTTGACACCAGCGCGAGCTTGGGCAGTGCCGGTCCAACTCAGAACATAAGAGCCACCAACGACATTCACGTCCTCAACCGGCTGGATGAGGGATTTGCCCGACGCTATGGTTATCTGAGTGCTGCTTTTAAGTTGGGTAAAAGAATAGTCGCCGCCGGTTGCCCCGGCTTTCCATTGATCGTGTCCATACGTTCCGGCGCTCAACGCAGCGGCAGAAACATAACCGACTTGATTGATGCGAAAGTCCCCGTTGATGATGAGGTTTGTGGCTGGCGACCCAAAGTTCTGCCTGACAAACGCCGTGGTAGCGATCTGTGTGGTGTTGGTGCCGACCGGTGCGGTTGGTGCGGTCGGCGTGCCGGTCAGACCGGGGCTGATGATCGGCGCGCGCGATGTGTCGCTTGGATGGACGTGATCTTGCCGGGAAAATAATAGCGACGTGCCGACCGCCGCCGTGCTGTCCATGATTGGCGGCGCGGTGCCCGGCGCGCCCGCGCCGTCCGCACCGGCTGGCCCCTGCGGACCGGTTGCCCCGGTATCGCCCTTTGGTCCCTGTGGGCCGGTCGGTCCCGGCACCGTCGACGCTGGCCCTGTCGGCCCTGTTGGCCCTGTTGGCCCTGTTGGTCCCGCCGGGCCTTGTGTCCCGGTATCGCCCTTTGGTCCCTGCGGGCCGGTCGGTCCCGGCATTCCTTGCGGCCCTGTTGGCCCTGCCGGGCCCTGCGGCCCGCCAGGATTCCCGGGCGGCCCGGCTGGCCCCGGCGCACCGGGCGGACCTTGCGGCCCGGGCGGCCCGCCAGCGGGCCCCGGCGGTCCCTGTTCGCCGGTGGCTATCGTCTCGATATCATCGGGCGCAAGGACGACGACACGACCATCGTCGTCAACCTCAACGGCAATGATGACGTTGCTGTCAGTAATGACCTCGACGCTGCTCACCGCGTCGGCCCCGCGTTATTGGTCAACGTGCCCGACCAAATTTTCGTTTTGAAGCCGCCGAGCGTCATGATGTTGGAATGATCATAGATGCCGAGGCCGAGGCGTTCTAAGACGTCTTGGCGGATCAGCACCGTAAACAATCCGTTAACCGGATCGGTCAGCACCATCTCGCCGGTATCGGTGCCGAGCCGCAACAACGCCTCGGCGTCCTCGGCGTGACGGCGCAGCATCATTTCAAGCGATGCGCCGGTGATGTCAATCGGCGTGCCCGCCGTCGCCATGACGTACTGAAATACGCGGTAGAAATCCGCGTCATTCTCAACGGTGATATTGACGGTTGCCATTTATGGGACCGTATTCGAGATTGCCGCATATGCCGCGTCAATCGCCGCCAGTGTTGTCATGCCGCCGCCGTTGATGGCCGTCAGGTTGGTACCTTCACAGGTAAAACAGGACTGCACAAACACGGTCACATCATTATTCAGAGTAGCCATCTGCGTGTTGTTGAGCGGAATGAATGTGCCGTCGCTCATTTTCCAGTTTGTGATGTGCGCCGGATTGGCTTGCGAATATTGAAAACTGCTGTTGATCGTGTTGCGCGACGTTGAATCGGTCAAAAATGGCACGGGACTCAGACTCGTAATAATCATGCCGCCGGTGGCGTGGCGATTTCTGGCGTCAGCACTGTAAGCGGCAAGTTGGCCCTTGCTGTAGGTCGTCGGCGTCGGCTGGATGAACGTGTCGGCGGAGAGAAAGAGCCACTCGGGCAATTGCAAGCCGTTTGCGCGGACCATGACCGCCAATTCGCTTTCATTCGCAATTGGTGCGGCTAAATTGGTTGCAGCCCATGCGACATAAGCCGCATCGCTAACCGCAACCAGCGTATTCGTCTTGCTCTGATAAACGTCGGTTGTTGAACCGCCGACAATCCAGTAATGATCCGCGACATTAATCATATGATTTGCCCTCCCGATACCGGCGTGCCGCCAACGCTGCCGGGCAATGATCCAGAGCCCCGCCCGCCTGTATCAATGACGCCGTTGCCGGATACGGAAAAATTGGTGCCGCTCACATTTACGCCGCCGGTCATGGTTCCGTAAATCACTTGCGCCTGACCGCCGGTCGCTACATTTATAAAGGAGTTCGGAAAGTTAACCGCGCTCGTAAATGCAAGCGACATTGCTGGCGGTAGTGTGTTGTTGACATAAATGCCATTCAGTCTTGTTACGAGGTGCGAGCCGCCGCACGCGCCGTAAACCGTAAACGGCCCATAGGCGAACACCGTGCCGCCCGCGCAATGAATGTTGTCACCGTGGCACGGTCCAAACGCCATCGCCAAAAGATTGACAACGCTGCCGCCGAGAAATACGCCGCCCCCGTTATCGCCGGGCCCCGCCGCAACCGTCGACACCGCGAATCCGTCGACCGACCACGTTCCGCCGTGCTGAAACACAAGCGCGCTGCCCTGCCCGCCGTTGGCGATGTGACACGCAATCGGGTTTGCATGATTCCCGATCAGCTTGACCATGCCCGAGCCGTTCGGCAACGGCGCGTCAATTATCGTTGAAGTGTTATAGGTGCCGTCCGCAACATGAATTTGAAAATTCCAGCCGCCGAGATTGTATTTTGCCATTTCGGTCATGGCGCGAGTGATGGTTTTAAATGGGCCATGAGCCCCCGACACGGTTGCCTGTGAACCGTCCAGCGTCGTGTCGTTGCCGATTGCATCGCTAACGTAAACGTCGCGCGTTGCAGTGAGCGTTGTTACACCGCCCGCGCCGCCTGAGATCAATTGGAAATTCGCGCCATCATACACACATTCGATAATCTGCCCCGCATGAAGCTCCGCGCCGCTTAGTTGTGACAGATCGCCATGCACAAGCGGCACCGAGCCGATTGCATTGACGTTGACAACGGCTTGCGTCGTGTTGGCATAAGCGACCTTGACGATAATCCGCAAACCGACGCTGTATTGTGCAATTGCCGGGTTAAGCGTAATGGCGATTTGATTCGGCGTGCCTTGGTCGGCCCCGAAATTAACATGACCGCTTTGCACCGATTTTGCGAGTTGCAATAAATCGGCATCGGTCGGCGTCAGTCCGCTTGCGGTTATAAAATTGACGACTTCCCTCTGCGGATATTCGATAGATGCCGCTGGCGGGATCGATCCCATCGTGCCGGTCGACGGGTTGCCATTGATGTACGCCGCGTTTGGATCGCTGACGCCATACGGTGCTTGATATTTCATCGACGCGATTCCTCTTTATGGTGTTCCGGCCATTGGATCGCCGGGATCGCTCAAGCCGGAATAGTCAAAGATTATTTGCGTGTGGCCGGGCTTCCAGCGGTTGAGCAAACACTCAAGATCGTCAGCGGTACCGATGCGCAAATGCGGATCGACGCCGCATTGACCCGACGCAGAGCGAAACCAAACCAGCTTGGCTTGGTCGACGTGCACGGTCCAATAGAAGCGGTTGGCGTCGGGCCCGAGCCCGTAATAGGGCCATTCCGATAGATCGCCATCAGCGACCGGCGCGTCGCCGCGCGCATTCATGATCGGGTTGCCCCACACGTTGCGCATCGGATCGGGCGGCAGATCGCCGTACACGCGGGCGTCGCCGACGCTGTCTATGCCGACAACAAACGTGCGATATTCGGTGATGGTGATGTGATAGCCGATCTGTGCCGCCACCGAGATGAAAAATTCCCGGCTTTGCTCGCCGAGCATCGTCATCCGCATCACCAGCGCAAGTTGGCGCTCGTCGATGCTTTGCGGTGCGGTGTAGCAAGGATCAGGCAGCCCCCAAGCGCGCTCCCAATCCGGCAGCAACTCAACGGTCTGGCGCGGGTCGCTTTCGCGTTCCAACAGATCGGCGGCGCGGCTGTCGACATCACCCCAAATTGCGGTGAGGCCGCCGAGCAATTGCATCAAGGCCGAGTCGTATTCGCGCGGCCACGCCGGGCCAACCGGCAACAGGCTGGCCAGCGGCTCGACGTAGTCGTCGCCGCTGCGCCGCACGTGACGGTCGGTCATGGCGTATAGAGAATAGTTTCCAGCACCGCCATATAACCGGGCGCGGGCATCACGGCATCGTCAAAGGTCAGGTTGTGATGATCCTCGCCGACCGCGTTGGTGATGGCTTCGTCAACCCATGACCGATAGATGGTTTGGCCCGGGGCCGCCTTGACGAACAGCATGTCTTGAATTTCTTGCTCGATAGACGCGCGGGTTGCCTCGTCATCCTTGGCAAGATTGCTGATCGTCATCTCGAGGAATTGTTTGATCGGGGCTTGCACATAACAATCCTTCACCGTCACCGGACGTTTTAGGTCGATGTAATCCTTAACCGCAATGATGTCGTCGGGCGTTGGCCAACCGTCATCATCGGCGCGCAGCTCGTCCATCAGGAATCGCACCGTCATGGTACCGGGGCCTTGCTCGGGGAAGGCCCACGCCCGCGTCACGCCGGGCACCTGTTTGGCCCATGCCACATAATCGTATTGCGCGCCGCCCATCGGCGGTTGCTGAATGCGTTCCAGCACGCGCTCGCGCAGATCGTCGTCGCTTTCGATGTCGACGCCGCCGGTCATCTCGACGATGGTCACGGTGCCGTCGACGCCCGCGATGGCACCAACAAAGGCAATGCTCGATCCCTCGTCGAGGTTGCCGAGCTTACCGGGATCGATGGCGCGGATCGCGACCGGCGTCGGCGACGAGCCGACCGTGATCTGTTCGGTGGTTTCGTACAGCACGCCCGCCGAGCCGGTGAGCTGCGTTCCCTGTGGCAGCACGGTGTCATCGATGCCGGTCGCCGTGCCCGAGCCGCTGGCGAACGTCGCGGGCTTGCGGCCATTGCCGGGCAACCAAATGTCGGCGTGGCGGTCGAGCCATTCGGTTTCGGCGGTGTCGGGCAGCAATTGCAGCGCCAGCCAATCGATGTAAAGCAGCACCAAAAACGCCAGCCCGGCGTTGCCGTCGGACAACACACGTAACACGCTGTTCGGCACCATCGCCGCCGAGTGCAGCCGCGCCGTGATGTAGTCGCGGTTTTGCTGGCGCACCTCGTTAAGCGTCGGCGTTGTCCAAGGCATAAATCAGATTCCTATTTCGGCCCATAGGGCCTGATACATCAATTGAATGGCGGGCAACGGGCCGCGCCATATCGTGATCTGCGCCACGATCTTTTGCAGCTCGGTGCGCGTCACCACGACATCAAAGCTTGAGCAAATGCGATTCTCGACGAACGGGCGCAACGCCTCACGGATATAGGAATCGATCCGCGCGATGGTCGAGCCTTGGCTGGCTTCAAAGCCGGTGATCTTGTGGCGCTCGATCAGCCACAGGCGGCAACCGATGGGCCACGCGTTCCAGATCAGCTCGGCGTCGGTGTCGGCCCACCAGCCGCGCCGGTCGCTGTCGTCGATGTTCGGCAGCACGTCGTCGGGCAGCGCCAGCCGATTGGTGCCGAGTGCCACGATCACGGCGGTCGCCAGCGCCTCGGTTTCGTCGATCAGCCCGTCGCGCTTTTGCAACAGGTCAAACGTCACCGCAAACGGCGAGACGATGTCATAGAGTCTCAGATCGGGCATTGGCTCACCGCCTTTTCATACGGCATACCATTGCCCGCCATAGGCCGCGCCCATTGCCTTGCTGGTTCCGCCGCCGGTAATCACACCAGAACCGTCTATGCTGGCATCCAGTATCAAGGCGACCGCGCCATTAACCGGCGGCGGCAAACCAGCAAAACTAGTCCAAGGAAGAATCAAGCTTGTTGCCGGTGTCGGCGGGACTTGAATGGATGACGCCTGGATGTACCCGGTCGCTATGATGTTGCGGCCCGCCGTGATGTCACTCCCGGCGTTGATGTCATTCCCGGCATTGATGTCATTCCCGGCATTGACGTCATTCCCGGCGGTTGAATTGGCCACCGCTGAAACATTGGCCGCCGCTGAAACATTATGAGCCGAGCTGATGTCGCCACCGTTGACCGTGCTGATGCCTTGCGCGGAAATGTCGACGGTAAATGCCGCATCGTTTGGCATTTCAAACCTCGGCAAAAGTTTGTTTTGCCGGGCCGCCCTCGGTCACCACCTTGGGGCCGCTGCCGTTAGCACCATCAAGGCCGAGGAACGTCGGCCCAATGGTTTCAAACCGTGTCTTTGCGTTATTGCTGATGGTCGGCGACGTGACCGTGATCTTGTCGGCCTCGATCAACAACGTGCTACTGCCGACGGTGAATTGCATCTTGGTCGGATGGTTCACGGTCCATGCATCTTTGGTCAGCGTCAGGCTGGCCAACGCCTTGCCCCCGGCCTGTGCGCCTTGGCCGTCGTCCTTGGCATCTTGCGATTGCGATTTCGGCGCGCTGTCACTGTCCATAATCTGCGCAACAATCTTTTTGCCTTTCGGCGCGCTGGTCACGATACCATCGCGCGTGAAATGCACTTGCTGACCCTGATCGTCGAACAGCGCGACCTCGCCCTCGTTCAGCCCGCGCAAGCGATAGCGGCGGTCGCCGGTGACGATCAGCACGCCGTGCGAGCGTTGCCCGCCGGTGAACACGATCAGCCCCTCGGCCTTTTTCTTTTGCTTGCCTTGGCCGGTCGGTTGCTTGACCCGCGAGGTCAAACCATACGGTTCAAAATGCTCGATCTCTTTTTGCTTTTCGTCAGTGTAGAGACTCACCTCATGCTCGCGAAACAGCGGGTCGTCGTCGTTCTTCTCGACGGTGACGCGCTTGATGGCGTTTTTCATATTGTCGCCAAGCGTGCGCGTCGAGACTCGCATTTACGGTTCCTCTTTCGGTTGTGCTGGTTCCGCCGTTGATGGTGCGGACTCGGGTGTTGCGTTCGGGCCGACGCTGATCTGATCGCGGCCACCGAGACGATCCGGCAATACCAGCTCTAACGTCGTTGTGGTACCGGTCGAGTCGTTTTGCCGACAGGTCGCCGCCTGAATGCCGAGCTTGGCGCGATCCTGTGGCAGCAACATCGGCGAGTAGAGGTTGATCAGGTTGCCGACCTCGTTAAGCCAGAGCTGACCGCCCTGACGCTGCCAGCCGCGCACCGTGATGTTGGCGGTGAATATGGTGGCGGCGTTGAGGTCGACCGAATGATTGGCAAACATCTGCGCATCCTTAACGTCACCCGGTTGTGGCATCACCATCAACAGCGGCGACGGAATCTTGGCGTTGTAATTTGGATTCTTCGCCTCGGCGGATTGTGCCCGCGCCTTGTCGCCCCAATGCGCGTTGGTGCCGTGCTGGTCGCCGTCGACCTTGATGGTGTCGGCGGCGTTATCCTGCGACCAGACCAGCTCGGCTTGCAGGATGTTGCGGCCCTCTTGCAGATCGGCAACCTGTTGGCCGCCGCCCCTGATGCCGATCAGGTTGCCCATCGCATTGTCGAAAATGTGAATATTGCGCATTTGTGCCAGCCGCAAGATGAACTGAAACGGGCTTTCACCCCAATGGATCGACACCCGCTCGAAAACCTTTTGCGCGCCTTCCGGCATCCCCTTCAGCGAAAACGTGATGCCGTATTTTTTGGTGGCGGCGTTGGCCAGCTTTTCTAGCGTCTGGTTTTTGAATTGCCCCGGCGGCAGCACCAGCGAGCTTTTAGCAAGCGCCGAGGTATTCGATTGGCAGACAAACCGCACGTTGTGCGAATTGCCATCATAGCTGACCTGTCGCACCGTCACCGCGCCGGTCAACGCCAGCTCGCCCGCCAGGTTGATCTTGACCGGCGCGCCCGGCGGCAGCCGGATCGATTTCCAGCCCTTGTTGAGGTCGCCAATCTCGGCCACCACCAGCGTCGCCCGCGACACGATGTCGGAGGCGGTGCGGGTTACCTCGACCTCTTTCCAAAATTTATAATTGGTGCCGCCAGCTTGAACGATGCAGATTTCTTGCGGGTTTGGCATGGATCATTGCGACAGCGCGCGAACGGGCATTTGCACAAACGCCGGATGCACCGGCGCATTCTCGTCGACCAGCTCGCCGCATCGGGCGGCGTCGGCATAAAGCCGCTGCGCGATCCATAGCGCGGGCTTGGATAGCCCGAAATCGTAGACCACGATTTGCGGCAAGGGCCGCGCCCGCGTGGTCAGGTCAAACGTCACCGCCGCGTGCAGCGCGATCATCGAGCGATAGGACGCTTGGTCGTGAGTGTTGGCCGCAAAAGTTTCGGCCTGATTAAACGCAGCGTTCATGCGGTCGAGATAGCGGTCGACCTCATTGCGGCTGGTCATCGTGGTCGCGGCGAGAACACGCGCGCATTGCACCAGCGAAAAGCGGATCACGCTGTTTTGCACCGACAGCGCCGCGTTATAGCTGACGACGACGGCGACGACGTGCCGCCGCACCAAGTCGAACTGGTCGACCGTAGCCCCCGCCAACCGTACCAAGTTGAATAAATTGGCGAGCGGCGTGGCAATGGCCGCGTTTTCGATCAACAGCTCGGCATCGGCGATCATATCCCCGGCGGCGAGCCGCACCATTGAGCCCGCCCGCCCGGCGTCGACGGTCACGGTGTTCAACAGGTCTTTGACGGTCGCGACTACGAGCTGCGCCGCTTCCTCGCGGGCGTCGGCTTTCATATCGGGTTTCCTGAATCGTCGGTAATGGTGGGCTGGCCGATCTCGACGCTGCCGCTAGGGTTGGCCCCGGGGCCGTCACCCGGCTTTAGCTCGCTATTTGAAGTATCGACGGCTTGGCTTTCCGCGTTGTCGGCTGCGGTTTCGCTCGCGCCTTGGCTGTCGATGTTGACGCTGAAACCCGCTTCGCCTGCCTCGACAAATTGCATATCGAACTCGGCCATGCCGCCCGCTTGGCGGGTTTCGCGCACGGTGTAGTCGCGCACTTGGCACAAGATAGAATCGCGTTGCAGCAAGGTCGGCAGGATCAACAGCCCGGGGCCCTCGGCCTCAAGCGCGGCCTCAAGCAATTCGCGCTGGATGACATAGCTTGGCCCGATCACATAGCCGGTCACCGGAAACGTGCGCGCCTTCCGGCCCATGTCCTCGGCATAGGGCACATCGCGTTTCGGAAACTCATGCAGCACGATGCGGCGGCCCGACGACCGGGCATTGGCGTCGACATGAAACGGCGCGCCGCGAAACATCGCGGGCACCAGCATCGCGCGCCATAGTGGTGTTGCCATCGTTAGGCGCTTTCACTGGCGAGCGGCACGGTGTTGCCGCCATGAATCTGGACATCGGAAAACACGCCGCCGCCCATCGCGCCAGCCTTCCTGCCGTGCGGCAATCCGGCGAGATCGATGCGCACCAGCGCGTCGCCCTCGACCCGGGCGAATTGGTTGGAGTGGTTGGCCGCTTCCATCATACGCGCGCGCGGCACCGCTGGCGCGTCGGCCTCGGGCGGGCGGGAGCGCGGCAGCGGCACATCAGCCGCGCCGCCGTCCTTGCCGCCGGTATAGGCATCAACGCCGGGCACGCCACGGCGATATTGATCGGCACGCGACCTTTGATGCGGCAACGCGGGCTTGAGATATTCGCGCAGAAAGTCGACCGCCGACTCGGCAGAGTTGCCGGATTTCATCAACTTTTTCCACAGCGCCGGATAGCCAGTGCGCATCCGCTCGGCGAGGAATTTGGTTTGCAGTCGCGGGTCTTGCCAGCTCGCGCCGGGATGGTTTTGCTTCAACCATCTGGCATAGTTGTTCCACTCGGTGCCGCCCTCTTGAAACAGCCCGTGCGCGAAATGCGCCTCGCCGCCGAATTTCGGCTGATCGGGATGGCGCAGATTCGGGTTGAATCCGCTCTCGGATTTGATGTTAGCCAGGATGCCCGCGATAGCACTCTCGGGCAGCCCGGCCCGGCGCAACTCGTCGACCACGGTGCCCGCAACCGCGCGCTTATCGCCGGGCAGACCGGCCCCGCCGCCGGGCGGCGCGGGCTCGCTTTCATTGCCACCACCGCCGGGGCCCGCGCGCCGACCGCCGCCACCACCACCACCACCGCCGCCGAGTGAAGCGCGGATGACTGATGCGCCGCCGAACGTGCCGCCGCCGCCCGCCGCGCTGTCGCCGCCAGCATCGAGCGCCATTTTCTTAAAGGCGTCGACGACACCCTCGCTGGTGCCGGTCTTGATGACCTTGATGGCCTCATCTTTGTTGTCGCCGCCCTGCAAGCTCTGCGGCTGCCAAAAACGCTTTTCAACGCTTTCGTTTGGCGTGGTGAAATGCGGCAGGAATCCGCGCCAGCCTTTCTTTTTCCAATCGCCAACCGGGTCAGGCAATTGGCCTTTGATCTCTTTCAATAAAGCGGTGATTTTAACAAGGTCGCTGTAGATGCTGCCAAAATCTCGAGCCGCCTTGGTCACCTCGTCGGCGATCTTGGTGGCGCTGCCCGAAACCAAATCGAGCAACTTGGTGAACTCGTCGAGCCCACCCTTTTGCGCCAGCCGGTTGATAAACTTTTCCCAAGCGGTCGCCATGTTGGTCATGGCCTCGTCGAACCGCTGCGCCGAGTCCTTGGTTGCCTTGTCGAGCGGCCCAACGGTTTTGCGATATTCCTCGATGGCGCGCTCGCGCTCGGCCCTCGGTATTTGCGAAAGGTTGGCGGGCAATTGCAGCCGCTCAAGCACAAGGCGCTTTTGCCTCGGGTCGGTCATCCGGTCGATCACCTCAAGCGCGTAGTCGAGCTGTTTGTTTACATCCCGAATATTTTTCAGGTCGGTGCCGAGCCAGCTAATGCCGTGAGTGCCGAAAAACTTTTGTAGGTCGCCGGTGCCGATGCGGAGCTTATCCATTTCCTCAGAGAAGCCGCGAAACCCGGCGCGCATTTGCTCGGCGGTGATGCCCACGCGGCGACCGACCGCCTCAAGCTCGCGCATCTTGTCGATGCTGATCTTGGTTTCTGTGCTTAAACGAGACAGCTCGACGATGCTGCCGCCGAGGCTCTTGAGCCCGGCGACAAACGTCGCCAGCGTCCCGGCCACACCGGCAAAGCCGAGGCCAAGCACGCGCATACTCGGCATTAGCGTCCCGGTGACGGTCGACGCCACGGTGTGAATCGACGTTCGCAAGGTGTCAAAACTCTTGGCGGTTTTGGTCGCTCCCTCGCCGCCCTTGTTGCTAAGCCCCTCCAGCTCGCGCTTTAGATTGACCAGCGGGCGCGAAAATTTGTCGACCACCTCGACGACGATCTTGGTGGCTTCCTCTTGATCGGCCATCGTCAGGCGCTTTCAGTGTGCGGCACATAACCGCGATGCAGCTCGACATCGGAAAACACGCCGCTCGTCGATGCGGTGGTTTTGGTGCCGCGCGGAAAGCCATTCATCTCGACCCGCACCTTGGCCGCGCCTTCCATGTTGCCGTCTTGGCCGTTGCTGTTGGCGGCCTCGCGCAGCCGCTCGCGCGGCGGCGGCGGCTTGTTATCCTCGTCCGCTTCCGCCGGGCGCGAGCGCGGCAGCGGCACCTTGTTGCGGGCATCTAGCTCGTCCTTGCCCAATATCTCGGCCTTGCCGTCGCGCCCGATGTGCAGCGTCAGCGGGCCCTTGGCCGCTTCCTCCAGCAACGCCTTTTTGAATGCGGGCCACTCGGCGCGCGGCACCGCAAAGCAGCCAGCGGTATAGAGCCGGTCGAGCGTCGCACTGCTCGATGGATGTATTTGGATTCCGGCGCGTGGCCGCCCCGGGTATCTCGGGTCGTCGATCTCGCCGCCGGGCCGCCCGATAGTGGCCGCCGAGCCGTGCGACCGCCCCCAAGGGCCCATGCCCGCGCCGGGCCCGATGTTCACGGGCCAATCGCCATAAGGTATCGAACCGCGACCGCGCCCGCCCGAGCCCCAATGGAATGTTTTTCCGCCGACCGTGACATTGCCGCCGATGTAGCCGGGCCGGTCGGCTTGGTTCGGTGCGGCACTGCCACCGCCACCACCGCCGCCGGTCGATGGCGTCGACGGTCGGGCGCTGGCCGGGTCGCCGCCACCGCCACCACCACCGGGGCCGCGCGAGCCACCACCGCCGCCGCCACCGCCGCCGCCGCTCGGGCCGAGCGAGGCGCGGATCACCGGCGCGGTGCTGCCGTCGCCGCCGCCCATGTCGAGCGCCATTTTTTTGAAGGCATCGACCACGCCCTCGGTGGTGCCGATCTTGATAACCCGGGCTTGCTCGTCCTTGCCGCCGCCCTGCAAGCTTTGCTTTTGTGTGATGCCGCCCGACGACTCGCTCGGCTTTGGCACGTTGCCGCCAAAAAACAGTCTAAGGCCAACCGCCACAGTGCTGATCGTGTCTGCGAACGATGTGGCATTGGCGGCCATCGTTTCGAGCAATTTCGACATGGCGTCGAGGCCGCCATTGGCCGCCAGCCGGTTGGTAAATACTTCCCAACCGGTCCCGAGCTTAATCATCGCTTCCTCAAAGCGAAGCGCCGACTCCTTGGTTTGCTTGTTCAACGGCCCGACGGCCTTGCGATATTCCTCGATGGCGCGTTGCCGCTCGGCGCGCGGTATCTGTGCCAAATTTTGCGGCAATTGCAGCCGCTCCAGCACCAGCCGCTTTTGCCGTGGATCGTCGATGCGGTCGACCAGCTCCAGCACGTAATCAAGCTGCTTGTTTACGTCCTTGATGTCGCGCAACTCGCGGCCAGCCCATCCGATGCCGTGTTGCGAAAAAAACGCTTGCAGCCCGCCGGTGCCGATGCGGAGCTTGTCCATTTCCTCGCTGAAGCCTCGGAAGCCCGAGCGCATCTGTTCCGAGCTGATGCCGACGCGGCGAGCCACCGATTCCAGCTCGCGCATCTTGTCGATGCCGATCTTGGTTTCGGTGCTTAGGCGAGTCAGCTCGTTGATGCCGCCCGCGAGGTTTTTCAGCCCCGAGACAAAGCTCGCCAATGTCGCGGCCACACCGGCAAAGCCGAGGCCCAATACTTTCAGGCTCGGCATCAGCGTCGAGGTCACCGACCGCGAAACCGTATGGATCGACTCGCGCAGCTCATAAAAACCCTTGACGGTTTTCATCGCGCCGTCGCCGCCCTTGTCGGCGAGGCCACCGAGTTCTTTTTTCAGATCGACGAGCGGCTTGGAAAATTTGTCGACGACCTCGATGACGATCTGCACCGCTTCCTGTTGATCGGCCATCGGTCAGCGGTCCTTAAAGGCGATCAGCTCGCGGATCAGATCATGCACGACAGACATCGGGAGGTCGGCAAACTCGAGCGGGCTACAATGAAAATTCAACGCGAGGCCGATGCAATCGCCGATCAGATCTTGCCCGGCACCGGCACGAAAAAAGGCGTCAGCCCCCACGCGGCGGTGATCCAATCGCGCGGCGACATTGCCATGATCGACGACGGCGGCACGCCCGCCAGCGCACTCATCATCGCGTTCATCCGGCGCTCGTCGTGGATGATCTTTGGCGGGTCCGAGATCGGGTCAAAGATCACCGGGTTGCCAACGTTCAACAGGTCGCGACCGGTCGGCTCGCGAAACACCAGCTTGTTGACCTGTTGACCGTGCGCCTCGACCGGGCGCGACAGCTCCAGCGTATAGGCTGGCAATGGCGCGTCGGGCTTTTCCTCGGGCAGCGGCGGGGCCGCCGCTGCCCGGGCTTTGATGTCAGCTATTGCCATTTATGCCGCCACCGAGGTCAGCTCATCGAGCGACATGCCCTCAAAGCGCACATGGAATTGCCCATCGCGCAAGTTGACGGTCGAGCGTTCGGCGCGCCATGCGTTGCGCAAAACCCAAACCGTGCCGTTGGCCGCCTCGACGGTGATCGTCGTGTCGGTCATGTTGTCGATGTCCTCGACGACGGTGCCCTCCAGCGTCGACACATCGCCCGCGATGTACGGCACCACCGGCAACTCGGAATAGCCGTGCACGCGATCTTGTCCCGCGATGCCGGTGCGCTCGTAGCGTGACGGCATCACCTCTAAGTTTCCGCGAACGGCGAGCTGTGCGCCGTCGGCAGACCAATACGCCACACCGGCAAACCTGTTGCCCATGTTCAAGACTCCTGATGATGTTGGATTGGGTTAGGCGAGCGCGCCGGTTAAGCCGCGACGTTCTGGAACACCGGATATTGCAAGCGGAACTGCGCGAGCACCGCGAACATGCGGAGTTGATTCACCACGTCGGGCGGATAGAGGACATTGACCCGGTTTGGATCGGTGTCGTCGCGCTCGACGATCAGCGCATTTTTGAACGCGTCGCCGTTCTCGACGAGGCCGTCATATTCGTCCTGACGATACTCGGCGACCAGCTCGGCCTTGATGATGTTCGGCGTGACGATGGCCTGACCCGGGCCGAATCTCGTGCCATTGTTCGCAAGTTTGTGACGTGGATACTTGTTGGTGATGGCTTGCCGCATCCGCCGGAACAGCTCGGCCAATGTCGCCAGCGTGGTCATCAGCTCATAGGCGTTGTCGGCTTGGCCGAGCGTGTTTTTCTGGTAGGTCGTTTGTTCGCGAGCGATGGTCGGGATGCCCGCCGCGTTGGTCATCTGTACCGCGAGCCCGATGCCCGCCAGCGCATTGGTTTGCGTCTTGTTGAACCGCCAATTTTTTGGCGCGGGCGTCACACCATCGAGCGTCAGGGTTTGCAGCGGGCGGGCCGGATCAATCGACAGCGCCTTGGCCGCCTCGGCGCAATAGGCCGCGATCCACTCATAGATCGGCGACGGCGATTGCGGC